GGCGTGTAATATCAATGCCGCTAATATCAATGGTATCTATTACCTCATCATCCAGCATCAATGATTCATCAACAATAAATTCGGCATCCATTTTGTAGCCGTTTTCACTTGCTAGGTGAATGATGGTGCCTATTGTTACGGCGCTAGATGATTTACCAAAAGAATGCCAATGCCGCTCAAGGTTTGAAACACCTGTGTATTTTGTACCGTCTTTGCTCCAAGCGTCCCATATTTCAAATCCGTTGCCTGCAAGCGCGTCATGTACCGCCATGCCGCAACGTATCCATGTATCGTATGGTACATCTGGATTAATATATGACAATGCTTCTGCTACTTGTTGTTCACTAACGTCAATAATCCCCATGTTTGTTTTCACGCGGTAGTTATCCGGTTTTTTTAGTAGCGCTAGTAAGTCCAATGGCGCCACTTTAATGTCGGAAGGTGAGCCGTGTATTTTTTCGTAGGCGTTACCGCTTGCATGAAGAGAGCCACAACCTACAACATAACCGCTGGCTTTAAAGTCTATGCCTGCGTAATCCTCGTGGTTTTGTCGTAGCGCTGTTGGTTCTGGTAATGAAAAGTATAAATGTAGTGAGCCGTTACCGCTACCGGTAGCAACCGCAAACCCTGCTTGAGCTAAAAGGTCTGCGTTAAGGTCTTTGCATAGTTTATTAAAAGACTCTACGCCACCGTTTCTAGCATCCACGTCTATTATTAAAAGGTTTTCAACTAGCACACCAAAGCCTGTTTTAAATTGATCCATTTCCTCCATTGTTTCCAGCTGTTCATCTGACCAATGGGGCGTATGCTGCCAGTTTGAGGATATAGGGTGCTTAAAAAGTGCGGTACATTCTGCATTACCGCAACCGCAAATACCTTTATGTACACCATTTAATCCGAATATTTTTAGACCTGCTTCTATATAATCATACTGATTCATTTTGTTAAGTACTCCTCTAAGCGCTGGCGCATCTCTTCACTACATTTACGGCCAAGACATATTTGCGATAAGTAAGCTCTGGTAATATTCATACGCCGCCCTACTTCTGCAAGGTTTCTGTCTTGTAGTTTTTCTATTATTTCTTCAATTAACATTATTTTTTTGCTCTTTTGTGATTTAAGTGTTTACAAGTGTATAGTAATGATTTACATTTGTAAACGTAGAAAAGAAGAGGAGGACAAATTAATGTCTAGTTTATCTACTATTAGTAAGCCGCAGGATCGTCCTGTCATAGCAACAATCACCGGTGATGCTGGCGTTGGTAAAACAACACTTGCAGCCACATTCCCTAACCCTATATTTATACGCATAGAAGACGGTTTACAAGCCATCCCCGAAAAAATGCGCCCTGATGCTTTTCCAGTTATTAGTAAACTTGATGAGCTATGGGCACAATTAACCGACTTAATAAAAGAGCCACACAATTATCAAACGGTTGTTATTGATTCAATAACGCAGTTAGAAACATTGTTTGGCGAGCATGTTATTGAGCAGGATATTAAAAACCCTAAAAGTTTAGCGCAAGCCAACGGCGGTTATGGTGCCGGTTATTTGGCGGTAAGTGCTTTGCATGGTCGGGTGCGTAAAGCGGCTAAGGTTCTAAACGAAAAGCGTAACATGAATGTTATATTTATAGCACATAGTGACGTAAGTACTATTGAGTTACCAGATGCTGATCCATATTCGCGTTATGAGTTGCGGTTGCATAAGAAATCAATGCCGCATTTTACAGACAATGTTGATTTGGTTTCCTATATTAAGTTGGAAACATTTACCACAGGTGACGGAGAACGCAAAAAAGCGGTGTCTAGCGGTAATAGAATTGCGGTGTGTTATACGGCAGCGGCGCAAATAAGTAAAAATCGTTTTGGGATAGATGAAGATTTATATGTTGAAAAAGGTGTTAATCCTTTTTTACCGTACATCCCTACTTTAGCAGTTAAGCAGACAAAAAAAGAGAGTAAATAATTATGAGTTTTTGGAATTTAAGCGACAACACAGAGATAGAAAAAACAGGTCAATTCGAGGTTGGCGGCGGTAATATTGAGCCGATGCCTTCGGGCACCCAAGTAAAGGCTGCTTGTGACCAGGCAAAGTGGGACTCTAGCGAATTGTTAGGTACTTTTATTGAGTTACGTTGGACGGTGCTTGCACCTACAGAATACAAAAACAGGAAGTTATTCCAAAAGGTGAAGGTTTCCAATTCAGATCCAAAAGTAGCAGATAAGGCCAAGCGTATGTTAGCGGCTATTGATGCAAACGCTGGCGGCGGTTTGATGAAGCTAACAGCGCAACCAACCGACCAAGACTTGCAAAAGAATTTACTTAGTAAGCCAATGGCGCTAAAGCTGCAAGTTTGGGAAATGGAAAAAGACGACGGCAGCAAAATGACCGGCAACTGGATACAGTCTGTTGCACCGTTAAATAAAAAAGCGGCGGCACCGGTAGAAAAAGCGGCACCTGTACCGGAAGAAAAAGAAGCTTGGGAAGAAGTTGGAGAAGACGACATACCGTTCTAGCTTACGAAGGGCGGCAATGCTGCCCTTTATTTTTTTATTTAAGAGGCAAGTATAATGATTGATATTACGCAAGAATTAGTTAATGAAACATTAGCTTATATTAAGGAAAAATACCCACTATCAAATGACAACGGATTAAATAACTCTGTCTGCGCTAGGTCTGATAGCCCAGTAAATTACCAAAATGACATTGATTTTTTAGGGCAGGTTATTTTAGCAGGAAGATGGTTAGACTGGGCAAGTCAATTCGGGTTTAGAAAGACTATAAATTTTAGTAGCAGTAGTTACGGAATAAAGCACAAAATGGAAAATCATTTTTCACAAAAAGATGGTAGCAGTAGTTTTAGGCCATATGTTAGCAATATGGCGGCTATAGTTTCTTTTATAATTTACGGTTTAGAAATAAGCTCACACGCTAACCCATGTACAACCATAAGCAAAAAAGCATTAAAAAATTGGAGATAAATACAATGATTGAACAAAGAACGCAAGAATGGTTTGAGCAAAGAAAAGGCCGTGTCACTGGTAGCGCGGTTGGGGCAATACTTGGGTTTTCACCTTTTGCCACACCTGCTGATGCAATGCGCCGAATGGTGCGCGAAGCGCTAGGCGCCAAAAGTGAATTTAAGGGCAACATTGCCACCGAGTACGGCACTAAAAACGAGCATAACGCCATACAGGACTACACGCTAGAAACAGGTAACGAGGTTATAGAGTGCGGATTTTATACTCATGCAGAATGGCTGGGCGCTTCTCCTGATGGCTTGATTGGTGAAGACGGTTTGATTGAGGTTAAATGCCCGTTTAAATTTAGGGCAGACAATAATCCTGCATTTATTAGCATAAAAGAACAACTGCATTATCACGCGCAAATACAGATACAGCTTTTTGTTACCGGGCGTTTGTGGTGTGACTTTTACCAGTGGTCGCCCTTTGGTTCGCTTACCGAGCGCGTAAATTATGATAGCTTGTGGATAGCTGAAAACCTTTGCAGGTTAGAAGTGTTTTACGATGATTATTTAGAGCAGTGTAATCCCGAAAACGCATGGCGATATACAGACGGCGGCAACCTTGAACGCGTTTATAAATTAGCGCTAGCATCGTTGGAAGTGGCTAAAAGCGAAGTCGAGGACGCAAAGCAGTCCCTTGTTGATGCAACTGGCGGTGAAGGTGGGCAAGTTGGCACCTTGAAAATAACAAAGGTTAGCAAGCAAGGCGCTATTTCTTACGCTAAAGCAATTAAAGATATTGCGCCTGATAGCGACTTAGAGTTATACCGAGGCAAAGAGTCTAGCTACTGGAAGATAAGCTAGTGGGGCTTAGAGACTATCAGCAAGCCGCATTCGATGCGGTTGTTGATCACATTAAAAAGTGTTTGGATCCTTGTTTGATAGAAGCCGCCACCGGTGCCGGTAAATCACATATTATTGCAGAACTTGCCATGTGGATAAACGGTAAAAGCGGCAAAAAAGTATTGTGTTTGGCACCGTCAAAAGAGTTGATAATCCAAAACCATGAAAAATACTTAGCCACCGGCAACCCTGCAAGCATTTATTGCGCCTCAATCACTAAGTCGATGGCGCACGATGTAATATTTGGATCACCTGTTACCGTAAGCAATTCAATTAATAAGTTTGGCAATAATATTTCAGCCATTGTGATAGATGAATGCCACGGTATAACACCAACTATTAAAAGCATAATAGAGCATGTTAAAAGTAAAAATAAACAGGTGCGTGTTATTGGTTTAACCGCTACACCTTATCGTTTAGGCAGCGGCTACATATACCAGTACGATGAAAATAATAACCCGGTGCCAGAGTCGCAAACAAAAACCCCATATTTTAATAAGTTGATACACCGTATAACCGCACATGAATTAATTGAGCAGGGATATTTAACACCGCCCCATGCTGATACGGTTAAAGAGTCTTATAATACTGAATCGCTAGCGCTTAATAAAATGGGCGTGTTTGATAGTAAAGACGTAGAGCGCGTATTTGAAGGTCAAGGCCGTAAAACTTACTACATAGTGCAAGACTTTGTTGAGCATTGTGTTAATCGAAGCGGCGTGATGATATTCGCGGCTACGGTGCAACATGCTGGCGAGATAATGGAAAGTTTAGATCCAGATAATTCGCGCATAGTCACAGGCAAAACAAAACCAAAAGAGCGCGAGAAAATAATTTCAGACTTTAAAGCAAAGCGTTTTAAATACCTTGTTAATGTTTCAGTGCTAACAACTGGCTTTGATGCGTCTCACGTTGACTGTATCGTCATAATGCGCGCTACTGAGTCAGTTGGGTTGCTACAACAAATCGTTGGTAGAGGATTGCGTATAGACGATGGTAAGAATGATTGCTTGATATTGGACTATGCCAAAAACATAGAGCGGCATTGCCCCAATGGCGATATATTCGACCCAAACATAAAAGCACATCATGCAGCAAGTGAAAGTGTTGATGTTGATGTAAAGTGCCCAAGCTGCAAAACTATTAATATGTTCAAAGCGCGTGAAAATAAAGAAGGTTTTGAGATAAGTGAGGACGGATATTTTGTTGACTTAATGGGTAATGAAATACTCACAGACGACAAATTAAAACTACCGATACCTTCACATCATGGGCGGCGCTGTTTTGGTCAGCACATAGAGCGCGGCGTAAATGAACGATGCGAACATAGATGGTCAAGCAAGGAGTGTGAAAAGTGCGGACACGATAACGACATAGCCGCTCGCTATTGTGAAAAATGCAAAGGCGAATTAATAGATCCAAACGAAAAGTTAATACTTGAATTTACTAGAATGAAAAAAGATGCCAGTATTCCCACCAGTGATAAGGTTTTATCATGGCGCGTACAAGAGTGGCACTCACAAGCCGGCAATCATACGGTTAAAATAGACTACACAACACAGTACGCCTCGTTCCCAATATGGTACAACCCAAAACATACGTCCGCATGGTTCGACTTATGCAAGGCCGTAGAGTGTAAATCTGATAGCGTTGATGGTTTTGTTATACTAGCTGAAAACTTTGAGCTAACAATGCCGGTGACCGTAAAAGTACAGCGCAAAAAAGGTAGTAAGTTTTTTAATATACTAGGGCACAACCTACCAGAGGATGTAATTAATGAAATTCCCAAAGTGGCTTAATGTTTATGGCGATGTAAGTTATCGCGGCGCATGTCCGCTTGAATCTGCTGAACAAATAACGGTATTTAACTGGCTACGCGCAAACGGATACGAAACAGCGTTACACCCACGCAATGAAGGCAAGCGGCACCACGCGCAAACATCTAGGCAAAAAAGCGAAGGTTTAACACCTGGCGCAAGCGACATAATAATACCAGGCGCACGAACCTTCATCTGCGAGTTAAAAAGGCAAGACCACACAAAAGGCAGTTGGCAAAAAAACCAGCTAGATTTTTTAGAAAGGTGCCAAAAGGACGGCGCCTTTGTGTGTGTTGCACTTGGACACAAGGCAGCAATTGAGGCGGTAATTAAATGGAAGAAATAAACGAGGAGCTTAACAAGGTGTATAGCGGCGAAATACT